GTGTTCGTCTGCCACGACGGACTGCCGTACGAGGCCGCGGCAGCGGAGCGGGCGTTGTGGGCCAAGGCGCCGCGGCCGACCACGGGTGTGGTGACGATGTATCTGCCCACCGAGGGCCCGGAGGCGTTCGACACCGCCGAGAGGGGCCACAGAGCCTTCGATGCGCTGTCCGGGAAGGCGCCGGCGGACCGGTCGCGCACGGACACCATCCAGCCCGCGATGTTCGATGGAATCCGCGCGTTGCTGGAGGACCAGACGGTCACCTCGTTGGTCGAGTTGCGGCACAAGTTCGTGGTGCAAGCCGCCGACGAGTTATCGCGGCGGCGTGCCGGTATCGAGCGCTTTGGCGTCACCCTCAACGGGCTGGAGGCTGCCCAACGCTCGCTGGTGCAAGCTGCTCAGCGCATCGAGCTCGACCTTCTGTGGGGTAGCAGCCGCGGTGCGGTCCCAGTGCCGCAGCACGATCACTTCCGGTATCTGGACCTACCGTTCGCGCCGGCCGACCGGCTCCAGGAGCTCAGAGACTGGTGGCAGAGGCACTGCGAGGCGCGGGAGGAATGGACCAGCGCCCGTAGCTAGACTGCGGTAAGCGGGGGCGCGGTTGCATCCGCCGCAAAACGCAGGGCGAGTATCTCGGCGAGCCGCACTGCCGCATCCTCGGACGTGGCCTTGGCGAGCACCGAGATGCCGGCGGAGCGCGGCCGCTCATCCACTTCGTATACGAAATAGCCGAAATCGCTACCGAACGCCTCTACCTCGCACTGCGCGAGCGCGGCTTGAGATAGAGTCGATACGCAGAGCGTCCGATTCGCGCCGAGCGGTGCAGACCAGAAGAGGTCGTCCATGGCTAGATCCCCTATCAGGGAGCGCAGCACGCCCACAATCTCCGCGAACGAACTGGCCGCCTACATGGTTGCCAGCGACGTGGGGAGGGAGGGAATCATCCAGCGGGCGCGTTGGCAACCTGCGGCTCCGGTCGTGCGGTATCGCGATGCGAGGCGCGCCATTGTTCGCTTCTTGGCGGATCCTCACCGGAGCGCGCAGATCCTTCTCGAGGCCAGAGCCCGCCTTGAGATGCTGGCCGAAGATCCCACGGGGCGCCCTTTCGCGCGTGAGGACGCGCGGGCCTCGATCGGCGCCATCGATGCCTTCCAGGCCGGGCTGAACAGCTTCGGCTTCGGGGGGATGTACTTCGAGGCCCCGCCGCAAGGTCTCGGCCCGTTGGACATTGAGGGCGTGGCGGTGACCGTGTCGCTGGACCTCGTCGTCAGGGCGAGCGATCGGAGGCGCGGAGACCTGACGGGCGGCGTCCTCCTCCGGCTCTCCAAGGGGGCGGACGGCGAGAGCGAGGCGGCGAGCGCACGGCGTAGGGACGTGGGGATGTACGCCGCGACACTGGTGTACATGGCCTGCGCGGAGCAGCTCGCCGGGCTAGGTATGCCCTCTCCCGCGCATTGCTTTTCGGTGGACGTCCAGCGGCGGGAGCGGCACCGGGCGTCGAGCCAGTATCTCACCCGCGAGGCCAATCTGCGCGCCGCCTGCCGTGGCATCCAGCGAGCCTGGAGCAGCGTCGCGCCGCCCCCGGGCGCATGATACGGCGGGCGCGGCTGCGCAGCCTTGTCGCCTCGCCGGATGCTCACCGCAGCGGCGGCCAGGGAGGGGCAGGCGCGCAAGCTGCTGTGCCAGGCGGGGAAGGCCGGACCCGCGTGAGCCGGGGGGCGACTCCGCAGTCAGATTGCACAGCGAGGCGCTGCTCCGACCAGGCCACCGGAAACGGCTCCATCAACTCCGGCAGCGTCACTCCCTCCGCCTGCCTCCTCTCGACGATCGCCTCGACGATGTCCGGTGCGAGCAGGGTGAGTTGGAGCAGCCGTCCGAGGTAGCCGCGATCCAGCTTCTCCGCCGCGGCCATCTCGCTGATCGAGGCGTAGCGCCCATCGTCGAGCATGCGCTGGTAGCGGAAGGCGCGGGCGAGCGCCTTCAGCAGCGCGGGATCGGCGCGGGTGGTGGCCTCCGCGGGCAGTCCGTCCACTACGGGCGTGACGACGGTCTTGCGCCCGGGCCGGCGGCGGATCCTGAGCGGCACGCGGACGGTGATGTGCGTGGGTCCGGTCACGCCGCTACCCTCTCGGCACCGACCAGCCCGAGATCGCGCACCAGGCTCGCGAGGCCCTCGACCCGGAGGCGGATCTCCGCACCGTCGAGCCCGACCGTGACGCGTTCGACCAGGGAGCGGACGATCCGCTGCTGCTCGGCGGGGAACAACTCGTCCCACAACGGCTCGAGCCGCCCGAGCGCCTCGCGCACGTCAGCTTCTGTCAGGTCCGGATCCTCCACCTTCGCCGCCATCCACGTGCCCACCACCACCTCCGGCTGGCGCAGCAGGGCGCGCAGCTGCGTCATCACCGCTGCCTCGATCTGCGCCGCCGAGACGCGCCGGACGATCCCGTCGTCGGCCTCGCCCTTCAGCGCGCGCTGCGCCACGTAGTAGCGGTATAGGCGGCCGTTCTTGCGGCTGTGCGTGGGCGAGAGCGCGCGGCCGTCGGCGCCGAAGATCAGCCCCTTCAGCAGCGCTGGCGACTGCGACCGGTTCGCCTGCGCCCGCGCGCGCGGACTGACCTGCAGGAGCGCGTGCACGCGGTCCCAGAGCGCGCGCGAGACGATCGCCGCGTGCTCGCCGGGGTAGATGCTGCCGCGGTGCGCGACCTCGCCGACGTAGGTCCGGAGATGCAGGATCTTGTAGACGTCGCCCTTGTCGATCAGGCGCCCGCTCCTGGTCGCGATGCCCTCGGCCCGGCACCGGCGCATGGTCTCGATGCCCGAGCCGGTCTCGGCGAAGAGCTCGAACACGCGCCGCACGCGCGCGGCTTCGGCCTCATTCACCAGCAGCTTGCGGTCGCGCACGTCGTAGCCGAGCGGCACCTTGCCGCCCATCCACATGCCCCGTGCCTTCGAGGCGGCGACCTTGTCGCGGATGCGCTCGCCGATCACCTCGCGCTCGAACTGGGCGAAGGAGAGCAGGATGTTCAGGGTCAGCCGGCCCATGCTGGTCGTGGTGTTGAACGACTGCGTCACCGAGACGAAGGTCACCTCGTGGGCGTCGAACACCTCGACCAGCCGGGCGAAGTCCATCAGCGAGCGGGAGAGGCGGTCGATCTTGTAGACTACCACCACGTCGACCAGGCCGCGCTCGATGTCGGCGAGCAGGCGTTTCAGGGCGGGGCGGTCCAGGCTCCCTCCCGAGAACCCGCCGTCGTCGTAGCGGTCGGCGACCAGGGTCCAGCCCTCGGCGCGCTGGCTGGCGATGCAGGCCTCGCAGGCTTCGCGCTGGGCGTCGAGGGTGTTGAACTCGCGGTCCAACCCCTCCTCGGTGCTCTTCCGGGTGTAGACCGCACAGCGCTTGCGGGTGACCGACGCCGGCAGGTCGGGGAGCTTGCGGCGGCTCACGACGCGCTCCCCTTGAGACCGAAGAAGGTCCAGCCGTTCCACCTCGTGCCGGTGATGTGGCGCGCGATCGCGGAGAGCGAGGCGTAGCGGCGGCCCTCGTACTCGAAGTCGTCGGCGCGCACGGTGACGACGTGCTGGACGCCGCCGTACTCGCGCACGAGCCGCGTGCCGGGCAGCGGTCGGCTGTCGGCGCGGATCCGCCGCAGCACCGCGTTGCCGCCGTCGAGCTGCTCACCGAGCGCCTCGAGCCGCGCCCGCGTCTCGGGCTTGAGGCCGCCATAGGCGAGTTCCTGGATCCGGTAGGCGAGCCGGCTCTGCAGGTAGGCGCGGTTGAACGCCGGCGGCTCCTTGCCGAACAGCTCGCGCCACTGCTGCTTCAGTTCCGGCGTGGATGCCGTCTGCAGCGCCGCCAGCCGCGACAGCACCTGCGCCGGCGGGATGGTGGGGAACACCGGGGCCTCCGCTTCGGCCACCGGCGGCTTCGATCGTCGTGTCATGCGTCCTCCGTCTCTCGGGGGTTCGCATGACGGCGCTGGCGGGGAGTCGCGGGTAGCGAACTCTCTCCGCAGTCCCGAGCCTGGGCATCGATCGCGGCGATGCTGCGGCTCCTGAGCCGCACGATCCCACGCGCCAGGATCTGACACACCTCGCGCAGGTGGGGTGGGAGGTGGTGATTCGTGCTCGGCAGGGCCATCGTGATCCTTCACGCATCGTCCTGCCTGTCATCTACGGATCGAGCCCTCTCCCGTTCTCACCGGCCAAGCGCGGCCCCGAGGTTACGCTGCCTTCTGCGTCGCCTCCGTGCCGAACACCGCCCAGATGTCGCGGAGCCGGCGCTTCAGCGTGCTCTCATCCGGAACTCTGCCTCCCTGGCGGGCGAACCACGCCTGGATGTGACGGATGAGAGCGCCGAAGGACTCGGGAACCCCCTCGAAGTAGATCCGGCGGAACGCTTCGAGGCGCGCGGCATCCCAATCATAGTGGGGCTGCGATCCGCGACCGCCGGCCCTTGCACCATGCCCGAAATCGTCGAGCGACTCCTCCAGAGCCACATAGCGCTTGAGCTCCTCGTGACGCACGCCGACTTCCTCGCGGATCACCGTGTACCCACGATCGTCCTCGCTCGTGCTGATCAGGCGCCGATAGCGGCCAGCTTCGGCAGCGAGCCAGAAGATCACCTGCGATCCGGAACGCAGCACATACCAGGCGTCTTCAGGGCGAAGATCCACCAATCCGCGGACGTAACTCTCGACCGCCGCGATCCACGTTGTGCTGCCATCCGGGGCGATCTCGTAGTGCCCTTCCTCGACCCGCACGCCGGGAACGGCCGTGCAGAGCCGCACTTTGCCCTCCGAGGCGAGTACGGACATGTCCAGCAAGGAGAGGCCGAGCCGCTCGCAGACTTCGTCGATCTGATAGAACACTTTCTTCTTCGGCGCGTTCGCCATCACAGGCTCCGTCGGCCGGCGCGGAGGGTGCGCATGCGCCGATAGGCGAGCACCACGCTGCCCATGTCGCTGCGCATGTCAGGCGGCAGGCGCTGCGCCTCAACGAAGAGCGCGTCGAGCGGGATGCCGAGGATCGCCGCCACGCGCTGGACGATCTCGTCACTCGGTGGCTTGTCGAGATTGCGCTCGACCCGCGACAGATAGCCTGGGGAGATCTCCAGCCGCTCGGCCAGCTCGTTCAGGCCGATGCCAAGCTCGGTGCGTCGGGCTCGCACCACGTCGCCGAACGCCATCACACCCCTCCTTCCACCAGGCCGTAGCGCGACAGACGCACGGCGATGAACCGCTCCGAGACGCCAAAATCTGCCGCGAGCGCAGCGAGCACACCGGCCAACGCCTCTGGGCAATTGCCCGCAGCAACGACCGGACTGCCCGGCCTGCCGTGATGCGGCCGGCGACAGAGGCGCAACGCCTCGCTGCGCGCATGAGCCAGCAACCGTGTGTGCAGCGGCACTGGCGGTGCCAGCAGCGCACCCATGAATTCGTTCGCCCGCGCCTCGGCGCCCCGGCCAAGGCGATCGAGAGCGCGTGGGGAGCGCGCCACGGCGTGGTAGCGCTGCTCGCCGCGCGCCAAGGCTGCGGGCACGTCGAACAGAAGATGCGCGAGCTCGTGCGCCGCTGTGCTCAGTGCGAGGTCCGGTCGGTGCGCCGTCATCGGCCCGTTGACGGCGATGTAGGCCCACCCCGGCTCATCGGCATCGATATCGCAGAGGCCGAGCACAGCGTTGCCGACCTCGTCGTGCAGCGCGCGGCCGAGGTCCCACGAGACCGCGAGGCGCCGCCCGTTCACCGCGACAACCCGGCAGGCATCGATCAGCGCTGGCAGCGCCAGCGCGAGACTGTCCGGGTCGCGCGGGACTTGGCGCCGGACCTGCGCGGCGACGGCACGGATGGTCCCGGCCGCAGCGTCGGCATGCGGGTTCAGAGCCGCTTCTGGGCGGTAGGCGATCGCGATCGGCAAAGGACGAAAGTCCCTCGATTGGAGATGATCAGGAAACAGCGTGTTCACTCTATGTTCCGGCCCAAGGGGAAGTCCAGCGCCTCAGGCGGCAGGGGGTGCGGTGATCGAGCACCGCCGCACCCCATCACGGCCAGGACACGATGCAGCACGCCAAGGCATTGAATTTGCGAAGGGTGCGATGATCGCTGAGGGTCTCAGCGCACCCCTGCGCACCCCTCGGCACTAGCTGCACCCCCCGCCCGGGCGGTCATCTCGGCGCATCGCAACCGACCGAGCCGAAGGTGCCGCATGGTGATCGAAAAACAGGAGCCCCGCACACACGCGCCGCAGGCGTGGGACCATAGTCAGCTGCGCGTGGCGCTTGGCTGTGCCCGGGCCCTGGCCGCCCGATTCGCCCGACAGCGTCGCCTGTCGCGAGCGGATCGGGAGGATCTGATCCAGGACATCCTGCTCGCCATCGTCGAGGCGAGCCCGCGATTCGATGCCGCGCGGGGCTCCTGGGCGACCTTCGTCGGGGTGCTGGCGCGACGCGTCGTCATCGACCGTGCGCGACAGCCACACCTACCGCCGCATGTGAGCCTCGACGCCGAGGAAGGGCGCGATGCGCGACGCACGCTGCGCGCGGACCAGACGGATGTGGACGCGCGCCTCGCCTTCCTGAGCGCAGCGGCTGACCTGCCGAGCGGACCACGCGGGCTGCTGCGCGAGATCCTTGCGCACGCCGACGTGGTGGATGCGCGCGAGGCGCACTCGGCGTCATCGGCCAGCTTCTATCGCGAGCTCACGGAGCTCCGCTTCTGGCTGCGCGCGCGCGGTGCACGGCCTCAGCGTACCACCGGCGTTCGCCAATCGAAACGGCGGACGCCGAGGGCGTGAGAACGGCGCCGCGCTGATCCGTAAATGACTGAGTGAGCCCCCACGCGTCGCAGGGAGACCAGACGATGCGCCTCACGTCCTCCGCTACCCCGTCCAAGGCGACCCGGCTGAGCACGGCCGATCTGGCTGCCCTCGTGCTGACCGAGAACGAGCTGTGCGACCGCTTCGCCGACGCATCGCCCGGCGATCCGCTCGTCTATCACATCGGCCACCTTCCGGCCGATCGCGACGCGATCGTCTCGACCTTGCCGGCACCGCAGCGCGCCGAGCTCGATCGCCTCGCGCGCCGTGCGTGGCGGATGCACGAGGAGGGGCTGGTGCATCTCGTGCAGCGCCGCGTCGCGCCTGACAGCGTCGCGTATCTCGCGGTGATCCGCCCACGGCCCCGGCGCGTCGCAGGACGGCGCGCCGCCTAGCCGGAGGCCTTCACGGCCCCCCTTCGCCCTCGATCCGAAAGGAGTCCAGTCGTGACGCTGGATGAGCTTCTGCGTGACCTCGATCTGCTCGGTGATCCGGTCCAGCTCCCGCCATTGCTGCGCCAGCTTGCGCTGCGTGGCCTCGTCTCGGTGCTGTCGGACCTCGTGCCCGCGCAGGGTGAGATGGTGTTCGCAGATGAGGCCGCGGACCTTGCGCAGCGCGGTGAGGCACTGATCCGCGCGGCAGAGGAGAGCCGCCGCCGCGGCGATCAGCTGATCTGCCTGGCTGCGCTGATGACGCGGCTGCGGTGAGGCCGGCCATGGGCAAGTCCTCCCGCGACAAGGGGCTGCGGCGCGAGCGCGCGCTGGTGCAGCTTCACACCGCCTGCGGCATCCGCGCCGAGCGCGTGCCGCTGTCCGGAGCCTTGCACTACCAGGGCAACGGGGCCGACCTCGACCTGCATGTGCGCGGGCCGCAGGCGCTGAAGGCGGAGGTGAAGGCTCGCGGCGAAGGCGGTGGGTTCAAGACGCTCGAACGCTGGCTCGGCAAGAACGACGCGCTGTTCCTGTGGCGTGATCGGGCCGCGCCGCTCGTCGTGGTGCCGTTGCACGTCTGGCTCGAGATCGCCGGCCGCAGCGCCCGCCTCGATGCCGATTCGGATGCGCAGCGTCGCAAGCGCCGCAGCGCCATCGAGCAGGGGCCGACCCCGCCCGCCGACGCCATCACGCGGAGTACCGCGTGAGGCACAGCCGGTTGCGCGAACCGTTCCGTCTGCTGCTCGGCGGCATGCTGTACGTCGCGAGCTGCCTCGCCCTGCTGTGGGTGATCGGACTCATGAAGGTGACACGATGAGCATCCCCAACCGAACCACACTCGCGCAGTTGCGCGCGATGACGGCTGCCGAGGTGGCGCGCCTGCCGCTCGACCAGCTTGCGCTGCTGCTCGATGAGGTCGGCGACCTCAAGGCGGACGCGAAGCGTCTCGGTGATCTGCTGCACGACGCGCTGCATGTGCGCTTCGGCGAGGCGGCCACGGCAGCGCGCCGCGCGGAGGGTAAGGACACCGGCCGTGTCCGCCTCGAGCAGGATGGGTTCGAGATCCTGGCGGACCTTCCCAAGAAGGTGCGGTGGGATCAGCCGAAGCTGGCCGAGGCGATCGCCACGCTGCGTGGCTGGGGCGAGGACCCGGCCGACTACGTCGCCACCGAGCTGCGCGTCCCCGAGGCCCGCTTCAGCGCCTGGCCGCCGCGCATCCGCGCCCTGTTCGAGCCAGCCCGCACCGTCGCCGCCGGCCGTCCCTCCTACAGCCTCGAACTGAAGGATCCTGCCTGATGGCCCACGAGCTCCGCATCCTCGTTGCGATCCCGCTGGGAGGCGACGCCATGGCGCGTGCCAAGGACGTCGCTGCCTTCGAGCCGACGCTCGATGCGTTCGCCGAGGCGGTCGCCCGCGCCGGCGGCGAGATCAAGGTCGACGTGATCAAGGCCAAGCCGCGCGCAGTGAAGGAGACGCATTGATGGCGATCTCGCTTGCATCGCTGCGGCGCGGCGGCGCGACGCGTCCGCCCAGCCTGCTGCTCTACGGCGTCGCCGGCGTCGGCAAGACGCTGTGGGGCACCTCGTCGCCGAACCCGATCGTGCTGCAGACCGAGGATGGGCTCGGCCTGATCGAGGCGCCGACCTTCGGCCTGCTGCGCAGCTTCGAGGCGGTGATGGAGGCGTTGGCCTGCCTCTACAGCGAGCCGAACGACTTCAAGACCGTCGTCATCGACAGCCTGGACTGGCTCGAGCCGCTGGTGTGGCAGCACACCGCGCAGCTTCACGGCCAGCCGAACATCGAAGCGTTCGGCTATGGCAAGGGCTATCTGGCGGCACTGGATACCTGGCGCAGCTTCCTCGACGGCATCAATGCGCTGCGCGACGAGCGCGGCATGGGCGTGATCATGATCGCCCATGCCGAGATCCGGCGCTTCGACAGCCCGGAGACCGAACCCTACGACCGCTACCAGCCGAAGCTGCACGCGCGGGCCTCGGCGCTGGTGCAGGAGCACGTCGATGCCGTGCTGTTCGCGAACTATCGCGTCACCACGCTGAAATCGGAGGTCGGCTTCAACAAGAAGGTGGTGCGCGGCGTCAGCGGCGGCGACCGGCTCCTGCACACCGTCGAGCGCCCAGCCTTCCTGGCGAAGAACCGCTTCGGCCTGCCGGAGACGCTGCCGCTCTCCTGGCCGGACTTCGCCGCTGCCGTCCCCTTCTACGCCGACGCCACCCCGAGCCCGCGGAGCTGATCCATGGCCCAGCTGCACGACACCTTCGACGCCACCGGCGTCGCTCCCGCCGCCCCCCTCGAGCTGCTGCCACCCGGCCGCTATCCCGCGCAGATCGTCAACAGCGAGATGCGCGCGACGCGCACCGGCACGGGTCAGTACCTCTGGCTCGAGCTGGACGTGATCGAGGGGCCGCACCAGGGCCGCAAGATCTGGGACCAGCTCAATCTGGTGAACCCGAACCAGCAGACGGTCGAGATCGCCCAGCGCACGCTCTCGGCGATCTGCCATGCGGTCGGGCAGATGCAGGTGAGCGACAGCGAGCAGCTGCACTTCCGCCCCTTGCTGGTGACGCTCGCCGTCGAGCCTGACAGCCGCGACAAGCACCTGCCGCCGCACGAGCAGCGGAAGCAGAACCGGGTGAAGGGCTATGCCGCGCTCGGCGGCGCCGCGCCAGCGCGGCCGGCGCCGAACCCGGCTCCCGCGCCGCGGCCCGCCGCGCCGCCCCCGGCGCGTCCCGCGCCTCCCGCCTCGGCGACACCGCCCTGGCGTCGGGCGGGGTGAGCATGGCTCCGCTGCCGGCGCCGTCCAGCCCGACCGTCCAGGCGATCTATGCCGCCTACGAGGCAGCTTCGGACGATGGCTATCGCGACCATCTCGGCGCCTCGCTGATCGGCGGCGCGTGCGAGCGGGCGATCTGGTACAGCTTCCGCTGGGCGACGCGGGCGCGCCACGCGGGCAGGCTGCTGCGGCTGTTCGAGACCGGGCACCTCGCCGAGGCGCGCTTCGTGGCGGATCTCCGCCGCATCGGCGTCACGGTGCTCGACGTCGATCCGGCGACGGGCCGGCAGTGGACGCTGCGCGACGCCAGCGGCCATTTCGGCGGCAGCATGGACGCGGTGGCGCTCGGGCTGCTTGAGGCGCCGAAGACCTGGCACGTCTGCGAGTTCAAGACGCACAGCGTGAAATCGTTCGCGGCGCTGAAAGCCGAGGGCGTCGCGGCGGCCAAGCCGCTGCACTGGGCGCAGATGCAGGCCTACATGCAGCTCGCCGGCCTCGATCGCGCCTTCTATCTCGCGGTCTGCAAGGACACCGACGAGCTCTACCAGGAGCGCATCCACCACGACACCGAGGCCGGTGCGGGGATCCTGGCCAAGGCGGCGCGCATCATCGCCGCCGCACGCCCGCCGGCGCGCATCAGCGACGATCCGACCTGGTGGGAGTGCAGGCTCTGCGACCATCACGCGGTCTGCCATGCGGGTGCGGTGCCGGACCGGCATTGCCGCTCCTGCCTGCACGCCACGCCCGTCGCGCATGGCGCCTGGCAGTGCGCCCGGCATCAGCAGGTTCTGACGCGGCACGAGCAGCGCGCCGGCTGCGGCACGCATCTCTTCATCCCTGACCTGGTTGCCGCCGAGCAGATCGACGCCGGTGAGGACTGGGTCAGCTACCGGCTGCCCGATGGCACCGTCTGGCAGGATGGCGTGCCGGCCGAGACGGATGAGACGCGCATCGTCACGCATGGCGCGTGCCATCGCTGCGGCGGCGATCGCTACGCCGTGCGGCCGGGGAGCGGTCCGCATGCCTTCGGCCTGACCTGTATCGGCTGCGGCCACCGTGGCCGGTGGCTCGCGCGAGGCGATGCCGAGGCGTTGGGCATCGCCGCATGAGCCTCTCGCTTCGCCCCTATCAGCGCGCCGCCATCGACGCGCTCTACGACTATTTCGGCGGCAACACCGGCAATCCCCTCGTGGTGATGCCGACCGGCTGCCATGCGGCTGGCACCATGATCCTGATGCACGACGGCTCGACCAAGCGCGTCGAAGACGTCGCGCCGGGCGACTGCCTCATGGGTCCGGACAGCAAGCCCCGCCGCGTGCTGGCACTCGCGCGCGGCAGAGAGCGCATGTGGCGGGTGACACCAAAGCGGGCCGGCGATCCGTTCGTGGTCAACGAAGGGCATATCCTGTCCCTCGCCACCACGAGTGAGGGAAAGCCGCATCGCTGTGCACAGGACGGCACACGCATCGACAACATCACGGTGCGGGAGTTCCTGACGAGGTCCAAGTGGTGGCGCCATCTCCGGAAGCTCCGGCGTGTGGCCATCGACTTCCCTCCGCGTCCCGCCCCGGAGCTTGACGCTTGGGCACTCGGCGCCCTGCTCGGCGATGGGTGCCTCATCCACGGGGTGGCGATCAGCAGTCCCGACGTCGAAGTGCTGGACGGCCTATGGGCCGAGATGGAGCGCCTCGGTCTGCGATACCGAGCGAGCGAGAACGATCGCTCCACATGCTGGCAGGTCGCATTCGCCGACGACCAGGCGAGCCGCAGCACGCCCAACAGGGTGACTGCGATCCTGCGGCAGCTTGGCGTCTCCGGTCGTAACGCAGCCGAGAAGTTCATCCCTGACATCTACAAGCTGGGCAGCAGGGATGTCCGGCTCGGTGTCCTCGCGGGGCTTCTCGACACCGATGGGCATCTGTTCGGCGGGACCGGCTTCGACTTCATCAGCAAGTCGGAGAGGCTGGCCCGCGATGTGACGTTCGTCGCGCGCAGTCTTGGACTGGCCGCATCATGCCAGCCATGTCGCAAGTTCGATCAGAATGGATCCGGCGGCACCTACTGGCGCGTCACCATAAGCGGCGACACGGACATGATCCCGACCCGCGTCGCACGGAAACGCGCTGCGCCGCGACGCCAGAAGAAGAACCCGCTGGTCACCGGATTCGATCTACGGCCACTGCCGGAGGATGACTTCTTCGGCTTCAGCCTCGATGGCGATCATCTCTACCTGACCGCGGATTTCACGGTTCACCATAACACCGGCAAGAGCGTCGTCATCGCCGGCTTCATCCGCGAGGCGATCGCGGCCTACGCCGATACGCGTGTGCTGGTCTTGACCCACCAGCGGGAACTGATCTCCCAGAATTTCCAGGCCCTCATTCGCGCCTGGCCTGAGGCGCCGGCCGGCATCTACTCGGCCGGCCTGTCCCGCCGCGACATCCACGCGCAGATCCTGTTCGCCGGCATCCAGTCGATCCACCGTCACGCCTACAAGGTGCAGCGCTGCGACCTGGTGCTGATCGACGAGGCGCACCTGCTCGGACGCAGCGACAGCGGCATGTACCGCTCGTTCCTCGCGCAGCTGAACGAGATCAATGCCGGGCTGCTGAAGGTCGTCGGCTTCACCGCCACGCCGTATCGGCTCGACAGCGGCCTGCTGCATGAGGGCAAGGATCGCTTGTTCACCGACATCGCCTACGAGGTGCCCGTGCTGGACATGATCCAGCAGGGCTATCTCTGTCCCGTGGTGCCGAAGCAGACCGAGACCCAGCTCGACGTCGCGGGTGTGGGCACGCGCGGCGGGGAGTTCATCGCCAAGGACCTCGAGGCGGCAGTGGACCGCGACGAGGTTACGCGCGCCGCCGTCGCCGAGATCGTGCAGCACGGCGAGGGCCGCGGATCGTGGCTGGTGTTCTGCTCCGGGGTCGCGCATGCGCGGCACGTGCGGGACGCGATCCGCGAGCACGGCATCTCCTGCGAGGCCGTCACCGGCGACACGCCAGCGCCGGAGCGTGACGGCATCCTCGCGGCCTTCAAGGCCGGGCGGTTGCGCTGCGTCACCAACGCCAACGTGCTGACCACCGGCTTCGATGCGCCGGGCACCGACCTGATCGCGCTGCTGCGGCCGACGAAGAGCGTCGGGCTCTACGTGCAGATGGTCGGCCGGGGCACCCGCCTCGCCGAGGGCAAGGACGACTGCCTCGTTCTCGACTTCGCCGGCAACACGTCGCGGCACGGCCCCATCGACATGGTGGACGGGCGGAAGAAGGAGCCGGCCGGCGACGGCGAGGCACCGATCAAGGTCTGCCCGGAATGCCAGACCATCAACCATGCCAGCGTGCGGCGCTGCATCGCGTGCGATCACGAGTTCCCGCCACCGGTGGTGAAGGTGGCACCGCGGGCGGCGGCGGACGCGCTGCTCTCGACGCAGATCCAGGCGGCGTGGTGCGACGTCACCGGCGTCAGCTACGCCCGCCACGAGAAGCCCGGCAGGCCGCCCTCGCTGCGCGTCACCTACGAATGCGGGCTGGCACGACACAGCGAATGGGTCTGCCTCCAGCACACCGGCTATCCGCGCGAGAAGGCGGTCGGTTGGTGGCGGAGGCGCGCACCGCACCTGCCCGTCCCGTGCTCGGTCGACGAGGCGCTCGCGGCGTCGAACGCCCTGCGCCAGCCCGTCGCCATCCAGGTGCGCCCCACCGGGCAATACACCGAGATCACCGCGGCGAGGTTCGGGTGAGATGCAGCGCGTGTCGGCTCAGAACCGCGCGCGGCTTCGGCTGGTTCGACCCGCTGGTGCTGCCCTCCACGATCCTGCCGGCCTGCTCCATGCGCTGCATGAACGCGCTCTGCCGGAGCTGGGGCATGGTTGACCCCGACGAGCACGAGATCGCTGCGATCGCCGCCGCCAGCCCGCTGGCCGGCGAGTACCTGGAGAGCATCGGCAAGACCGATCTCGCGCGGCTCACCGAGGCGGAGTGGCTGACGCTGCTCGAGGTGATCGTCACGGCCTACCAGGACGAGCTTGCGCGGCGTCTGGAGCAGGGGCGGCATCTGGCTCTGCCTCACAGGGGGCAGGCCCTGCCATGACCGATCGCTGCTTCATGGCCGAGCACGGCGCGCGCCTCGCCGACAACGGCTATCCGGTGATCCCGATCATGCCGGCGAGCAAGGTGCCCGGCCGGTTCCGCGGCGGCGCGTGGCAGCCCTATCCTGGCTGGGCCCGGCACTGCGACCGCGCGACCACCAGCGCCGAGATCGAGATCTGGTCGCGCTGGCCTGGCTGCGGCATCGGCATCGCCACCGGTTCGGTGGTCGGCATCGACATCGACGTCCTCGATGCCGCGTTGGCGATCGAGCTCACCACTCTTGCCACCACCATGCTCGGCGAGACGCCGTGCTGGCGCATCGGCCGCGCGCCGAAGCGGCTGCTGGTCTATCGCGCCGAGAGCGCGTTTGCCGGCCGCAAGCGCCACCCGATCGAGCTCCTGGCGCGCGGCCAGCAGTTCGTCGCCCACGCCATCCACCCCGACACCGGCCAGCCCTATGCCTGGCCGGAGGCGAGCCTGCTGGACGTGCCGCGCGATCGGCTGCCGGCGGTGGACGAAGCCGCCTGCCACGCTTTCCTGGATGCCGCCAGCGCGCTCGTGCCGGCCGAGGCCAGAACGGCATCTCTGCTGCCCCAGGACGCTGCGAGCCGGCCCTGCAATGGCCCGGGCGATCCCAAGGGCACACGCGAGGCGATCGCCGCGGCGCTGGCCTGGCTGCCGAACCATGACCTGCCCGGCAACGAATGGATCACCATCGGCAACGCCATCAAGGCAGCGCTCGGCGAGGACGGGCGCGAGCTCTGGCTCGACTGGTCGCGCCAATCACGCAAATCCGGCCAGTCCGGCCGCGCCGACACACCGGAACGCCGCTGGGCCGGCTTCCGGCCCCACAGCGTCGGTGCGGGCACGATCTACCAGCTCGCGATCGATCGTGGCTGGGTGCCGGAGCCAGCGATGATCCTCAACGGCAGCGTGGCCAGCCAGATGGCGCAGCCGCATCCGGCGGCCGCGCTGCTCGCCAGGGCAGAGCTGACGCCGCACGAGAACGCGATCCATCCCGCAGCACCGTTCCTGTCCTCGCTGTACGCAAGCCGCGCCAAGCAGCAGGCCAAGCCGCTGCCCGTTCCGGCCAACATCATGCAGCCCGGCGGCGTCTTGCAGATGCTCGTCGACGAGTGCTGCAGGACCGCGCTGCGGCCGCAGCCCTTCCTCGCCCTCGGCGCGGCCATCTGTGCCGTCGGGGCACTGGCCGGACGGAAGTATCGCACCCGCACGGACCTCCGCACCAACGTCTACGTCGCGGCCGTCGCCGAGAGCGGCGGCGGGAAGGACCATGCGCCGGAGGTGATCCGCCGCTGCTTCGATCTGGCGAAGCTGGATCACTACCTCGGCGGCGAGAACCTCGCCTCGGGGCGCGGCATGCTCTCCGCCCTGGAGCAGCATCCGGCGCGGCTGTTCCAGATCGACGAGTTCGGCCTGTTCCTCGGCACCGTCACGGGCGGCAGGGCCCCGGCGCACAAAGCGGACATCTGGTCCGAACTGATGAAGCTCTACAGCCGGGCGAAGGGCATCTATCGCGGCACGGAGTACGCCAACAAGAAGGACGCGCCCCGCGTCGACATCCACCAGCCCTGCGTCTGCTTCTTCGGCACCACCACTCCCTCGACATTCTGGAAGGCGCTTGAGGGCGGCGCGATGATGGACGGCTCCCTCGCACGCTTCCTGGTGTTCGTCACCGACACCGATCGGCCGGAGCGGAACCGCGATGCAGGGATCATCACGCCGCCGGCGGAACTGCTCGAAGCGCTGAAAGCGATCGCGCGCGGGCACGGCGATGCGCTGCCGCGAGGCAACCTGCCAGACGTGCATGTGGCGCCGATGACGGCGACCGAGGAGCCCGCGCCCTACACCGTGCCGATGACCGCCGCGGCCGAGGTCTTGCACGACCGCAAGCTGGCCGAGGAGGACGCCTGGGCAACGAAGGTGGCCGGCACGCCGCAAGCCGCCATCGTCAACCGGCTCGGCGAGAACGCCAGCAAGCTCGCGCTGATCTGCGCCATCAGCCGCAACCCCGCGCATCCAGCGATCACCGAGGCGGAGCTGTCCTGGGGCTGGGCGCTGGCCGAGCACTGCACCAGGACCGTGCTCCGCGACGCGCAACGCTTCCTCGCCGACAGCGAGTTCGAGAAGCGGCTGAACAAGGCCATCAACATCATCAGCAAGCACGGCCCGTGCAGCCGGCGCGACCTGTTCCACAAGGGGCTGAAGCTGACCGCACGCGAGTTCGGCGAGGTGATCGACGCGCTGGTGACGAACGGGGTGGTCATGGAGACAGCACCGCCGCCCTACACCGGGGTCGGCCGTCCGCCGGGCCCCCGCTATGTGCTGGTCCAGGCGTCCCAGGACCCGGCAGGGGAGGAGGCCGGCAGCGATGAATAACGAAACGCCGCGCCCTACCTCCAAGTCCTTGAAATCAGGCTTTTGTGGGTTCTGTGCTTTCGTGCGCGGGCGCGGGGGAAAGACCCGCTGCCACGCGTGCGCGGGTGCAGGCCAGGACACCCCGCTACATAATAACAGAAACAACAATAATATATATATCAATGAGATAGCCGGGGGTTCTGTCGCGCTCGGAGGGATTGCGTAGATGGCACCTCCCGGTCGACATCGCCGTGCTCTGCAGATCAACGAGAGCGCGGAGCACACCCGCGCAAAGCTCCGCTTGGCGAAGTGGCTGACCTCCTTCGCTGCCGAAGCAAGCGAGCCGGCGCCCTTCCGCGTGGTGGTCGAGTATCCGTTCACCGAGGGTGGCGGTGGCGTGACCGCCTGGGACGCTTGTGGGTTCAGCCGGAAGCCCACCCTCCCCACGCTGCGCAAGCGGTGGGGAGCGCTGATCTGCATCTGCGACATGGTGCTGATCGCGGGCGGGAAGGTCACGACGGCGGTGGAGGTGGTGAAGACCAACGTGACGCCGCATTGGAAGGTCACGTGGCTACGGTCGCACGGCGTAGAGGTTTACGAGGCCACCGCGGAAGCCATCCTGGCATGCAAGGGCAGGCCGGGGTCGTTCGACGTCCTGATGGTGCCGGCATGACTGGGCCTGGCTCCCCCCACGAGCCGCGGTCGTGCCTGCATCAGCACACGCGCAGCGTCACGATGAACCCTGAGATGGAGGCCCTTCGCCGCCGCGCCTGGCACGAGCAGGGCGTGGCTTCGCTCCCAATCCAGGACATCACCGACCCCTGGCTCCGCGAGGCGGTCATCAACGAGGCCCAGATCAACGCCATCCGGAGGGCGTGTTGGACTGCCTCACTCGTTGCGCGCGCGCGAGGAGTGAGATGGCTCAGCCATCCTCCTACGGCGGGTGCGCGTGCGCGCCTCAGCGGCGCGCGCGCACCGCACCCTGGGCGTAGGGGGCGCGTCCGTGATCCGCCCGATCCGCCACACCCCACCAGCAGCCGGGCAGCGACGGCGAGCTCCGCCAAGAACCGCGCCGTCGCCGCCCTCACCACGACGATCCCCTCTCGGAGACCATCATGGCTCTCGCGACTCTGACTCCGCGCGCGCCCCTGGCAAGCGGCGGCATCATCGCCCCGCTGCCTGTCGCCCTCGCACACCGCGCCGTGCTCGCCCTCGACCTCGGCACCACCACCGGCTGGGCGCTGCGCTCCCGCGACGGCGGCATCACCTCCGGCACCATGACCTTCAAGCCGAGCCGGTTCGAAGGTGGCGGCATGCGCTACCTGCGCTTCCACCGCTGGCTCGGCGAGATGGCCTGGCTCGCACGTGGCTTGCAGCGGGTCGTGTTCGAGGAAGTGCGAGCCCATGCGGGAACCGACGCGGGGCACATCTATGGCGGTTTCCTCGGCCTCCTCACCGCGTGGTGCGAGCAGCGCGGTGTGCCCTACGAGGGCGTCCCGGTCGGCACGATCAAGCGCTTCGCCACCGGCAGGGGCAATGCCGACAAGGCGGCAATGATCGCGGCGATCCGCGCGCGCGGCTTCGCTCCCGCCGACGACAATGAGGCGGACGCGATCGCGCTGCTGCTCTGGGCCACCGAGAGCCACGGAGGGCACGCCTGATGCTCCCCGGTGCTCCCATGCCGCCGCGCTCGTGCCTGCATCGCGCGACGAGCCCCACCACTGCGGCGGAGCTCGACGCGCTCCGTCGCCGCGTGTGGCGCGAGCAGGGCGTGGTCTCGCTCGCGATCGACGACGTCACCGATCCCTGGCTGCGCCAGGCGCTGATCAACGAGGCGACGAAGCGCTGGGGCGCCGGCTCCCATCGCGCCAGCGCGATGGGGTCCCGGCCGCGCGGAGGCCGTCATGGCGCGTAAGGGGAAGCAGGCCGCACGCCCGGCGCGTCTCGACGAGCCGACGACGTGGCGGCTGCAGCACGGCGCGGTGAGCGAGCCGCAGCGCATCGCCGATCCCGAGACCGGCACGCCGGTGGCCGTGCGGCGCGCCATCGACACGCTCGGCCAGATGCTGGCGAACGCGACCATCACGCCGGAGATGCACGAGGCCGGCTGCATCTTCCGCACCCAGTTCCGGCTGGCCGCGCTCGATCCGCTGCGGGCGCGCTCGCTGATCCGCCTGCCGGGCAGCACGGGCGACAGCGTCACCGAGCACCAGGCAGCGGCACGTCAACGCGTCGGCCGTGCCCTGGCGGCGCTCGGTGGCGCCGGCAGCCCGGCCGGCTCCTGCATCTGGCACGTGGTCGGCTGCGAGACCTCCGTGCGCGAGTGGGCGATGCGCCAGGGCTGGGGCGGCAGGCCCGTCCCCACCTCGCAGGCGCAGGGCATGCTGGTCGCGGCGCTGGCCGTGCTCGCTGCGCATTACGGTCTGATGCGCCGGATCGAGCGGAGATTGGCTGGCTGACAAAGCCACTCCGCTCCGCTATGCCTCGCGCCCCCGTAACGGAGAATCGAGACTATGTCGAAGCAGTTCCTCACGGACGTGATCATCGAGGCCGCTGAAATGCCGAAGGCCACGGCCGGGCACCTCGCCGATGCCATCATCACCGCGATCACCGACGAGATCGTCACGAGCGGCCGGTTCACCATCCCCGGCTTCGGTGCGTTCGTATTGCGCGAGACGCCCAAGGGCACGCGGCGCAATCCGCGCACGGGCGAGAAGGTGCAGGTGAAGGCGGGCGCGACGGTGCGGTTCAAGGCGAGCCCTGCGCTGAAGGCGGCGGCGCTCGCTGGCGCGAAGAAGGCGAAGCGCAAGGCGGCGAAGGGTTGAGTCCGCGTCGGGCGTCGTCAGCGTGGCGACGCCCGATCATCCTTCGCGAGCGAAGAGAAACGTGCTCGCGCGAAAGAATGTCGTGTTGTCGAGTGAAACTCATATCTCGTACCCTGTCGCTACTCGGTGAAGTCGCGCCTGCGGGCGCACGGATCGGGTGCGGGACTCGAGTGAGCGTAGTCCCGCGTGTTGGAGCGGAAACGACGCCCTCCCGGAAAGCCGCAGGAACCCTGGACACTTCGGAGCACGGAACGAACGGCGAGAGACGCTAGCGCAACGGACGGCTCGGTAAGCCGCAGAAAACATGGTTCCTTCTGGCACCGTTCCTTATGCCGGGGGCGGGCGCGCCGGACGGGCCTAGCGCCAGTCTGAAAATATGGTTCGCAGTTCGCACTCTTTCCGCGTGATCTCAATCGGTTAGCTGCGAACCATGGGCCGCATGGTTCGCACCTGCGGCCGCCATGGTTCGCACGTGGTTCGCACTCCTTCACAGCCTGGATGGTGCCGATGCAGCTCCCCTGGATGGCAGCGAAGATCGTGCTGCGCCCGGTGGCGGAACTGCGCGCGCATCCCGGCAATGCGCGGGTGCACAGCGCGGCGCAGATCGAGCAGATCAAGGCCAGCATGCTGGCCTTCGGCTTCACCAACCCGCTGCTGGTGGACGAGCACGGCACGCTGATCGCGGGGCATGGCCGCCTCGAAGCGGCGCTCGCGCTCGGCATCGCGCGGGTGCCGGTGATCGTGCTCAAGCATCTCTCGGCGGCGCAGAAGGAGGCGCTGCGGCTCGCGGACAATCGCATCGCCGAGAACGCGACCTGGGACCAGGCGTTGCTGCGCGAGGCGCTGGCCGCAGTGCAGGCGGCGCCGGACCTCGACCTCGCTGCGCTCGGCTTCTCGGCCGCGGAGCTCGACGACATCCTCGCGGCGGCTGGCGAGGCCGTGACCGACGGCGACGCGCCCGGGGCCCTGTCGGCGCCCGCGGTCCGGGAGGGTGACGACGGCGCAGCGGGGACCGAGGAGGACGACCCGGCGGACGCCGAGCCGGAGGCGCCACGTCAATCCGTGACGCGGTCGGGCGATCTCTGGCTGCTCGGCGAGCATCGGCTGCTGTGCGGCGACAGCACGGACGCGGCGAGCGTGGCGCGCGTGATAGCCGACGACCGGGCAGCGCTGCTGTTCACCTCGCCGCCCTATGGCAGCCAGCGCGAGTACACCATCGGTGGGGTCTCCGATTGGGACGCCCTGATGCAGGGCGTGTTCCGCCACCTGCCAACCGCCATGGCGGATGACGCCCAGGTGCTGGTGAACCTCGGCCTGATCCATCGCGATGGCGAGTGGGTGCCGTACTGGCGTGGCTGGCTCGAGTGGATGCGCGCCCAGGGCTGGCGCCGCTTCGCGCTCTACGCCTGGGACCAGGGGCCGGGCCTGCCGGGCGACTGGAACGGCCGGCTCGCACCGGCCTTCGAGCTGGTGTTCCACCTCAACCGCACGGCGCGGCAGGCGAACAAGATCGTGCCCTGCAAGTGGGCGGGCGATCCGCTGCACATGACCGGGCTGCGGCGGGCCGACGGGACGATGAGCGGCTGCACCCATGAGGGGCGGCCGATCCAGCCGTTCCGCGTCCCCGACAGCGTGCTGCGGATCACCCGGCACAAGGCGCGGGGGATCGAGACCGAGCACCCTGCGGTGTTCCCGGTCGCGCTGCCGGAGTTCCTGATGCGCGCCTACACCGACGCGGGCGAGGTGGTGTTCGAGCCGTTCGCCGGCTCGGGCACGACGGTCCTGGCCGGGCAGCGCACCGGGCGTCGCGTGCGCGCGATCGAGCTCGCGCCCGAGTACGTCGATCTCGCGATCGCGCGCTGGCGCATGCTGCATCCCGATCTGCCGGTCACGCTCGCGGGCGACGGCCGCGAGTACGACGCCGTGGCGGCTGAGCGCGCCGAGACCCTCGCCGATGCGGCCTAGCCTCCAGGTCGAGAGCATCCCGCTCGACCGGGTGCTGCCCTACGCCGAGAACGCGCGCACGCATTCGGCGGCGCAGGTGGCGCAGATCGCCGCCTCGATCGCCGAGTTCGGCTTCGTCAATCCGGTGCTGGTCGATGCCGAGGGCGTGCTGATCGCCGGCCATGGCCGGGTGATGGCGGCACGCCGGCTTGGCCTCGCCACCGTGCCGGCGCTGCGGCTCGGCCACCTCTCGCCCGCGCAGGCGCGCGCGCTCCGCCTCGCCGACAACCAGATCGCGCTCAACTCCGGCTGGGACGAGGCCCTGCTCGCCGCCGAGATCGCGCGCATCCGCGACGAGGCGGCGGTCGATCTCGACGTGCTCGGCTTCTCCGGCATGGAGCTCGACCGGCTGCTCGCCAGCCTGGACGCCGGGATCGGCAACGACCTCGCGCAGAACGACCTCGATGCGCCGGCGCCCGAGCCGCCGACCGAGCCGGTGACGCGTCCCGGCGATCTCTGGTTGCTCGGGCGGCATCGACTGCTCTGCGGCGACGCCACCAATCCCGCCGACGTCGACCGCCTGCTGGTCGGCGTGCAGCCGCACCTGATGGTCACGGACCCGCCCTACGGGGTGGACTACAACCCGTCCTGGCGCAACGAGGCGGGCGTTTCGGCGACGCTGCGCACCGGCCGTGTCGCCAACGACCACCGCGCCGACTGGCGTGAGGCCTGGGCGCTGTTCCCCGGCGACGTTGCGTATGTGTGGCACGCGGGCGTGCACGCGCGCACCGTGATCGAGAGCCTCGAGGCGGCCGGCTTCGCAGTGCGCAGCCAGATCGTCTGGGCCAAGCCGCGGCTGGTGCTCGGTCGCGGCGACTACCATTGGCAGCATGAGCCGTGCCTCTACGCGGTGCGCAAGGGCGCGACCGGTCACTGGCAGGGCGCGCGCGACCAGACCACGCTGTGGTCGATCGGCAACGGCGCCGAGGATCTCGCCACCGTGCACGGCACGCAGAAGCCGGTCGAGTGCATGCGCCGGCCGATGCTGAACAACAGCCGGCCTGGGGACGCGGTGTACGAGCCGTTCTGTGGCAGCGGCAGCACCATCATCGCTGCCGAGACGATCGGGCGGACCTGCTTCGCGATGGACATCGACCCCGGCTACTGCGACGTCGCGGTGCAGCGCTGGCAGGAGGCCACGGGCGAGGCTGCCGTGCTGGCGGGGGAAGACCGCACATTCGAAGACATCGCGACGGTGCGTCGGCGGGATGTGGCCGCGTGACGCGCGAGCTCGGTCTCTTGTTCGATCAGAGCGCACTCCCGCTCGCGGTGCCGCCGCGGGTTCCACAGCACGCCGGCTCCGTGCGGCAGGTCAGCCATGAACTTGAGCTTGGACGTGCTGCAGAGCATCTCGTCTGCGCTGATCTCTTGCTCGGCGGCTGGCGAGCGTTTCCCACCGCTCAAGGCATGGCCTACGATCTGGCCGTCGATATCGGCGATCGCGTGATCCGCGTTCAGGTGAAGGCGACGCTTCACCCGCGGCATCCTCAGCCGAGCATGCGCGCCAATCCCGCGTACTTTTTCAACGTCAGGCGGGCGGGTCGTGGTGCAGCGCGCGTGTATCGCCATGATGAGTTCGACATCTATGCGTTGGTCGCGTTGGACCGGAGGCTCATCGGCTACTTTGCGAAGGCAGAGCTTCCCTCGCAATTGATCACGCTCCGCATTCCCGGCGGTCGCTACGGCCCTGGCGGCAAGGGCGAGCGGGAGTTCGAGGGCGCCTCGTTCCAACGTGCGCTCGCCGTGATGCAGGAGCTCGCGGCCGCGCGCGGCGCGGATCATGATGTGATCGACGCGGCCTGATCATCGCAATCATCGGATCGTGCCTTCCGCTTGGCTCGTGTGCGCGCCAGCGCGAATGGTCCGTCACGCGCGGGGGAATGGCCCCCGCCAGACGGAGATCGCGATGGCCCGGACCGAGAAGCAGGAAGCCCGCGAAGCCGCCAACCAGCAGAAGAGCCTGGAGGCCTTCATGGCGGCGAAGGCGGAGTTCGACGCCCTGGTGGCGGAGTTGCAGGCGATGAGTGCGGACCACTTCGGCGCCGACCCCGAGGCGGTGGTCTGGGAGCACGCCGAGATGCTGAAGGACTGGAACACCCGCCTCCGCCAGATCACCGACGCCTACGGGATCCCATCGCGGCAAGCCGCGATGGGGACCCGTCACCGCCGCGGCGAGTACGCGCAGTGAGCAGGGAGACGACGACGGTGCGCTACAGCATCGAGTTGCAGCCGGCGCGGGACGGCTGGGTGTGGGGGATCGACCAGGAGGTCGACCACGGCCCCGCCGCGCACATCCCCAGCCGCTACGAGGACGGCGACCGGGCCTTCGCCACTGCCGCCGAGGCGGCCGCGGATGCGGAGCGACGGATCGCGGAGATCCGCGCCGGCAAGCACCGCCGCCTGACCTGACGCGGGTCCCGCCCGCACCGCCCCGACGGGCCGCTGGTCCGCGGGGCTCGGGGCGGTAGGGGCGGCATGGGGCCGCCCCGACACAGGAGCCCCGAACGATGGCACTCTCCGATACCCACCTCCTGGTCCTGAACGCCGCCGCCGCGCGCCCGGACAAGTTGGTGACGAAGCACAAGCGGCTGCCCGGCGCGTCGCTGCAGAAGGTGTGTGCCGCGCTGGTGAAGCGCGGTCTGCTCGCCGAACTGACCGGCGTCTCGCGCGATCCGGACGTGCTGCACGTGAAGACGGAGCTCGGCATGACCGAATACGCGATCACGCCGTCCGGGCTCGCCGCGATCGGCGTCGATGATGACTCGCCCTACGGCGAGGACGTGCCGAAGGACGTGCGCGCGGGCGTCGATCCGTTCCTGATCGAGGGCCCGGACAACAACCCGCCCGACGAGGCCGACACGGCGCCCACGGGCGCGGAGGACGCGGCGGGGGCGACCACCGCTGGGACGGAGTCCGAGGCGCCCCCCGCGGCCACGATGGCGCCAACGCGGGGCGGCCTGCGTGCCGCCGCCCAGGCGGTGCTCGACGCCTGGGACGACGAGGGGAACCGCGAGACGGATATCGTCGCCGCCCTGGAAGGGCCGATGGAGGCGCTGCGTGTCGCCCTCGCCGGGACCACGCGCACCCGTCGCGAGCCCACCGCGCCGCGCACGGCGGGCGCGGGCACGAAGCAGGAGGCGGTGCTGGCCCTGCTGCGCCGGCCCGAGGGCGCGACGATCGCCCAGATCATCGACGCCACCGGCTGGCAGTCGCACACCGTGCGCGGTTTCCTCGCCGGGCTGAAGCGCAAGGGCATCACCGTCGAGGTGCTGGAGCGGGTGCGCCAGGTCGGCCCCAACAAGGAGGGCGCGAAGGGGTCCTACTCCGTCTATCGGGTCGCGGGGTGAGGCGGACGATGAGCGAGTTCCTCCTGCGTATCCGCACCGACGGCGCGGCCTTCATGGCGAGCCCGACCGCGGAGATCGCGCGCATCCTGCGCCGGCTGGCCGACGAGATGGACCGGCTCGGCTTCGCCGGCGCGTGGCCGCGCCCGCTGCACGACAGCGACGGCAATCGCGTCGGCCAGGCGGAGTTCACCTTCACGCCGCCGCGGGACCCCAGCGCGCTCGCGCGCTGGGAACCCGGCGAGGCCTGATCTCCGACTCCCACGCCGCCGCTCGCGCACCGCGGGCGGCGGTGCTGCGTTCGGCGAGAACGCAATGTTATGATCACGTACTCAACTTGGCTGCGCGGCGCACCAGCGCGAATGGTCCGTCACGGCGGGGAATGGCCCTCGCCGTGATGGAGGCCCCAATGCCACTGATCCGCATGAGCGACGCGACGTACAAGACCATCGCGAGCATCACCATCGGCACGTTCCGTTCCACCGGGCAGCGACAGGCCGACGGCACCTGGCTGGTGCCGATCGAACAGGACACCTGGGACCGCATCCAGGCGATGCGCCTGCCCGGCGAGACCGACGAGGACGTGATCCAGCGCGCGATCCATATTTCTCTCGGCGGCCGCCCGTCCTGATCGTCTGACCGCACCGCCGCTCGCAGATCGCGGGCGGCGGTGTGATCGGCGCATCGTCCCATCCGCCTCTCGACTCTCGCCAGCAGCATCCTCGTCCATCACCGCGCGCGGCGGAGGATCGCGGCAGGCCGCGATGGGCGCCCGGAGCCCGAGTCGCCGCCATGCCAGAGCTGACTCCGTCGACGCGTGAGGCGGCGCGCCGCATCGGCATCACCGAGACGGCGCTGCGCAAGGCCGCGAGTGCCGGGCGTATCGCCCGCGAGCCGGACGGGCAGTGGGACATCGACAAGACCCGCCGCCGCCTGGTCGAGACCGCGGACCCGAGCCGCTCGCCGCTGGGCGGCAGCGCGTCCGCCGACGGCACGCCGTTCGCGCGGCTGAAGGTCGCGCAGCTCGCGCTCAAGGTCGAGGCACAGCGGCTCGCGCTGGACGAGAGCAAGCGCCGGCTGGTGGACGTCGCCGAGGCGGATGCGACGATCGACGAGGTCGCCGGGGCGATGCGCGACGCGCTGCTGAACTGGCCCGCGCGCGTCGCCGGCGTGATCGCCGCCGAGCTCGGCGTCGATCCGCACCTGCTGCAGACCATCCTGCAGCAGCACATCACCGAGTTGCTGACGGAGGCCGCCGATCGCTTCGACCCCCCAGGTCTCGGCGGAGATCGGCAGCCGGACGCGTGAGCATGTGCGGCGGCGCATGGGCGCGATGCTGCGCCCGCCGCCGCAGCTCACGGTCTCGGAGTGGGCCGAGCGGCACCGCATCCTCGGCAGCCGCGCCTCCTCGGAACCGGGTCCCTGGCGTACCAGCCGCACGCCGTATCTGCGCGCGATCATGGACGCGCTCTCGGCGGTGCATCCCGCCCGGCGGGTGGTGTTCATGAAAGGGGCGCAGACCGGCGGCACGGAGGGGGGAAACAACTGGCTGGGCTACATCCTGCACCACGTGCCGGCGCCGGTGCTGGCGGTGCAGCCGACGGTCGAGCTGGCGAAGCGGTTCTCGCGCCAGCGCATCGACCCGCTGATCGAGGAGACGCCGGTGCTGCGCGAGCGCGTCGCCCCGGCGCGCGCCCGCGACAGCGGCAACACGCTGCTCTCGAAGGAGTTCCCCGGCGGCATCCTGGTGATGACGGGGGCGAACAGCGCCGTGGGCCTGCGCTCGATGACGGCGCGGTTCCTGTTCCTCGACGAGATCGACGCCTATCCGGGCGACGTCGAGGGCGAGGGCGATCCGATCGCGCTCGCCGAGGCCCGCGCCCGCACCTTCGGCTGGCGCCGCAAGACCTTCCTGGTCTCGACGCCGACCATCACCGGGCTGTCGCGCATCGAGCGCGAGTACCTCGCCTCCGACCAGCGCCGCTTCTTCGTGCCGTGCCCGCAGTGCGGGACGATGCAGGTCCTGACGTTCGAGCGGCTGCGGTGGGAGAAGGGCAATCCGCGGTCGGTGGCGTACCGCTGCGAGTCGTGTGACGGCGCGATCGAGGAGCACCACAAGACGGCGATGCTCGCCGGCGGGGAGTGGCGCCCGACCGCGGTCGCGGAGGATCCGCACACGGTAGGCTTCCATATCTCGGCGCTCTACTCGCCGGTGGGGTGGCTGTCGTGGGAGCAGATCGCGCGCGATTGGGAGGCCGCGCAGGGCAAGCCCGAGGATCTGAAGACGTTCAAGAACACGGTGCTCGGCGAGACCTGGCAGGAGAGCGGCGACGCGCCGGACTGGCAGCGCCTCTATGAGCGCCGCGAGGACTGGCCGATCGGCATCGTGCCGGCGGGCGCGCTGTTCCTCACGGCCGGCGCCGACGTGCAGCGCGACCGCATCGAGGTCTCGATCTGGGCCTGGGGCCGTGGCCTCGAGAGTTGGTTCGTCGACCACGTCATCATCGACGGCGGGCCCGATCGGGCTCCCATCGAACAGAGTTCGATGGGGTCCCGTCACGCCGGCACGTGGGCGAGCCTGACCGCACTGCTCGGCCGCACTTGGCCGCACGCCAGTGGCGCGCGGCTCGGGCTGGCGAAGCTCGCGATCGACACCGGCTACGAGGCGCCGGCGGTGTATGCCTGGGCGCGCCGAGCCGGGCATGCCCAGGTCGTGCCGGTGAAGGGCGTGGACGGGTTCAACCGTGCCGCGCCGATCGTCGGGCCGAGCTACGTCGATGTGACCGAGGGTGGGCGCAAGCTGCGCCGCGGTGCGCGGCTCTGGACCGTCGCCGTCGCCACGTTCAAGAGCGAGACCTATCGCTTCCTGCGGCTGAGCCGGCCCACCGACGAGGAGCTCGCGGCCGGCACAGTGTACCCCGCCGGCTACGTCCACCTGCCGCGCGGCATGGAAGCGGAGTGGGTGAAGCAGCTGGTGGCGGAGCAGCTGGTGAGCGTGCGCACCAAGCGCGGCTTCGCCCGGCTGGAGTGGCAGAAGCTGAGGGAGCGCAACGAGGTCCTGGACTGCCGCGTGTATGCGCGTGCCGCGGCGTGGATCGCCGGGGCGGATCGCTGGACCGAGGCGACGTGGCGTGACCTCGAGGCGCAGGTGGCGGCTGACGGAACCGAGGATGGGCCAGTTGCACCGGTACCGGAACAGACGGATGCCGCCGATCCCGTGCCGCCCTCTGCCGGCATGCTCCGCCGTCGTGCGTCGCGCGGCCGCCGTGTCTTCACGCCGTCCTACCTTCGTTGAGGTCGCCGATGACGTTGGAGCAGATGACGGTGCGGCGCGATGCGCTGCTGGAAGCGCGCTGGCGCGGCGTGCGCACGGTCGATATCGACGGACGGCGCATCACCTACGCGACCGACGCCGAGATGGCGGCGGCGATCGCCGACCTGGAACGCCGCATCGCCGACACCTCCGCGGGCGCGCGGCGCCGCATCGTCCGCACCGCCGCGAGCAAGGGGCTCTGAGTCACCGTGCTCGGCACGCTCTCCCGCTGGCGCCGGCGCGTCGGCGCGCTGCTCGGTGGCTTCGAGGCCGGCGAGGCGAGCCGCCGGCTGCGCCACTTCCAGCCCAGCCGCGCGCATCTCAACACCCTGATCGCCGCCGCCGGCCCGGACATCACCGCGCGCGCCCGCTGGCTGGTGCGCAACAACGGCTATGCCAGCAACGCCATCGAGTCCTGGGCCGGCAACGTGGTGGGCAACGGCATCAAGCCGTCGTCCCTGATCGGCGACTCTGCCCTGAAGGCCGCGGTGCAGCGCATCTGGCTGGACTGGACCGACGAGAGCGACGCCGAGGGCTTCACCGACTTCTACGGCCAGCAGCGCCGCGCCGCGCGCGAGGTGTTCATCGCCGGCGAGGTGTTCCTGCGCTTCCGCCCGCGCCGCCCCGAGGACGGGCTCGTGGTGCCGCTACAGATCCAGATGCTGCCCTCGGAGATGCTGCCGCTGCATCGGAATGAACGGGCGGCCAATGGCAACACGATCCGCCAGGGGATCGAGTTCGACCGCATCGGAAGGCGCGTCGCCTATCACTTCCTGCGCCGCCACCCCGGCGACGTCACCGATCCCGGGCTAGCCGGCGAGACCGTGCGCGTGCCGGCCTCGGAGGTGATCCACGTGATCGACCCGGTCGATGCCGGCCAGCTGCGCGGCATCTCCCGCTTCGCGCCGGGGATCGTGAAGCTGTTCCTGCTCGACCAGTACGACGACGCCGAGCTCGACCGAAAGAAGGTCGCGGCGATGCACGCGCTGTTCATCACCACCCCCGCACCGGCCGAGCCGTTCGACGTCGCCGAGAGCGACGGTGCCGATGGCGAGCGCACCATGGACCTGCAGCCGGGCCAGGTGGTGATGCTGGAGCCCGGCGAGGAGATCCAGACCTCGGCACCGGCCGACGTCGGCCAGACCTACGAGCCGTTCCAGTACCGCACGCTGCTTCAGGTCTCGGCGGCCTTGGGCATCCCCTACGCCTATCTCTCCAACGACATGCTGAAGGCGAACTACTCGAACTCGCGGCTCGCCTTGCTCGAGTTCCGCCGGCGCATCGAGGCGTACCAGCACGCGGTGATGGTGTGGCAGGTCTGCCGGCGCGTCTGGGCGCGCTGGATGGACGTAGCCGTGGTCTCGGGCGCGCTCGATCTGCCCGGCTACGAGGCGCGGCGCCGGGAGTACGTCGCCTGTGCCTGGCTGCCGCCGCGCTGGGACTGGGTGGACCCGTTGAAGGACGCGCGGGCGGAGATCGAGCAGATCATCGCCGGGCTGAAGAGCCGCACCCAGGCGCTCGCCGAGCGTGGCTACGACGCCGAGCAGGTCGATGCCGAGATCGCCGCCGATCGTGCCCGCGAGCAGCGCCTCAGGCTGGTGTTCGGAACCGCGCCGAGCGCCCCGAGCGAGGCTCCGGCGCCTGCGGAAGACGAAACGACCGCCCCGCCGGCCTGAGGATCCAGCATGACCGTTGAGGCTGCACTGCTCCGGCTCGCGAGCCGGCCGCTGGCGATCGCGCCGCGCGCACTCGAGACACTGCTGGTCGCCGGCCGTGTGGCGCTTGCTCCTCCCGGGGAGATTGCGACGCGCGGTCGCGGCTACGCCGTCAGCGATGCCGGCATCGCCGTGGTACCGGTGCTGGGTCCGCTGGTCGCGCGTGGCGACTGGCTGACCGAGCTGTTCGGCGCCTCCGTCTATGGCGAGATCGGTGAGGCGGTCGAGGCCGCGCTGGCCGATCCGTCCGTGCGCGGCGTGGTGATGGAGATCGACTCCCCGGGCGGCGAGGTCGCCGGCATGTTCGATCTCGCCGACCGTCTCACGTCGCTGCGCGGCTCCGTGGGCAAGCCGCTCTGGGCCGTGGCGAGCGAGAGCGCGACCTCGGCGGCCTACGCGATCGCCAGTGCGGCGGAGCGGATCTACGTCACCCGGACCGGCGAGGTCGGCTCGATCGGTGTGGTCGCCGCGCACATCGATCAGAGCGGCGCCGATGCCAAGGCGGGGTTCGCCTGGACGTTCATCCACGCCGGCGCGCGCAAGCTGGACGGGAACCCGCACGAGCCGCTCTCGGATCCGGCACGCATGGCAATCCAGGCGGACGTCGATGCGCTGTACGGCGAGCTCGTCAGCCTGGTCGCGCGCAACCGGAACCTCACACCCGAGGCCGTGCGCGCCACCGAGGCGGCGATCTATCGCGGCCGCGCGGGGATCGCGCTCGGCCTCGCCGACCGCGTCGGCACCATCGAGACCGTGCTTGCCGACATGACCACCGCCCTTGCTGCACCCGCCCCTCGGCGTGGAGCCACCACCCAGACCCCTGCCAGGAGAGTGACGATGACGCACCCGGTCGAACCCGACGACGCGCCCGTTCCGGAGACCCAGGACGAGCCGCAGCAGGAGGTGCATGAGGCTGCACCGCCCGAGCCTGCGCCGGCACCGCCGGACGACGCCGCGCGTGCCGCGGCGGCGGAGATCGCCGAGGTGGCGGCGCAGGCGGCGCGGCTCGGCGTCACGGTCGATGCAGCAGATGCGATCCGACGCGGCGTCGCCGCCCACGTGCTGCGCCGCTCCGTGCTCGACACGCTCGCCTCGCGTGCCGAGGCGAGCGCGGTGATCGCCGCCGCACCCAAGCCGGGCAGTGCCGACGAAAGCCCGATCGTCCGGCGTGCGCGCGAGCGCGCCGCCGCAGCACGCAGCTGATCAGGAGACCCAACCCATGCCCGTTCTGACCAAGGATCCGACGCTCGGCGACCTGCTGAAGTACGAGCTCAACGGCAACTACACCCGCGAGGTCGTGACCCTGAAGGGCGGCACCAACTATCCGCTCGGTGCCGTGCTCGGCAGGATCACCGCCTCCGGCATCTACCGCTTCTCGCCCGCCGCCACGGTGACCGGCGATGAAGGGGCCGAGAGCGCGGTCGCGGTGCTGATCGAGGCGGTGGATGCCACGGCCGGCGACCGCAGCGGCCTGGTGGTCGCGCGTGGCCCGGCGATCGTCTCGAAGGGTGCCCTGGTGTTCGACGCCTCGGTGGACCAGCCCGCCGAGATCGCCGCCAAGCACGCCGAGCTCAGCGCCGCCGGCGTCGTCCCGCGCGACACCGCGTAGTCCGTCCCCCACTGCCTGACCCCCGGCGGCGCCCTCGTGGCGCCGCATCTGTTTCCCACACAGGAGGCCGACCGATGGTCGCCATCATCAATCCGTTCGACGCCGGCGGCTACTCGCTCGCCGAGATGACCCAGGCCATCAACATCCTGCCCAACGTCTACACCCGCCTCGGGCAGATGGGCCTGTTCCGCTTCGACGGCGTCACCCAGCGCTCGGTGATCATCGAGCAGGCCGAGGGCGTGCTGAACCTGCTCCCCACCGTGCCGCTCGGCGGGCCGGCCACGGTCGCCAACCGCGACCTCCGCTCGATGCGCTCCTTCACCGTGCCCTGGATCCCGCACGACGACGTCATCACCCCCCAGGACATCCAGGGCGTGCGCGGCTTCGGTGTGGCCGATGCGGCCGATCCGCTCGCCACCGTGATGGAGCGCAAGCTCACCCGCATGCGGGTGAAGCACGCGCAGACGCGCGAGTACATGGAGGTCAACGCGCTGCGCGGCATCGTCAAGGACGGCGCCGGGGTGACGCTCTACAACTACTTCACCGAGTTCGGCCTGACCCAGCTCGCAGTGGACTTCCTGCTCGGCACCGCGACGACCAGCGTGCAGGCCAAGGTGCGGACCCTGCTGCGGCTGGTCGAGGAGGAGCTGAAGGGCGAGACCATGACCGGCGTGCACGCGCTGGTCAGCCCGGAGTTCTTCGACAAGCTGATCGGCCACGCCAAGGTCGAGGAGGCGTACAAGTACTACGCCTCGACGGGCGCGCAGCCGCTGCGCGAGGATACGCGCCGGCGCTTCCCGTTCTCCGGCGTGGTGTTCGAGGAGTACAACGCGACGGTGACGCTCTCGACCGGCGGCACCGAGAAGCTGGTGCCGGCGGGCGAGGGGATCGCGTTCCCGCTCGGCACGCTCGACACCTTCGTCACCTACGGCGCGCCGGCGAACCTGATCGAGACCGTGAACACGGTCGGGCTGCCGATCTATGCGCGCCAGCTGCCGCGGCGCGACGGCTCCGGGATCGACGTCAAGACCGAGGCCTCGATCCTGCCGATCAACAAGCGCCCGCGCCTGGCGGTGCGAATCTTCTCCTCGAACTGAGGTGGGCGTCTTTGCTGCGGCGCTCGGCGACATCCTCGCCGACCCGCATGTTGGGGTGGATGCGGAGTGGCGCCAGGGCGGCGCAGGCCCAGCCGTCGCCGTGCGCGTGGTGCGGTCGTTGCCCGACCGGGTGGCGACCGCCTTCGACACCGCCGTGGTCCAGGCCACCGACGTGCTGACGGTCGCGGTGGCGGACCTCCCCGACCTCGCCGCGGGCGACAGCTTCGCCCTTGGTCCCGACACCCTCGTCGTCACCCACGCCGAGCGCGATGCGATCGGCGTGGCGTGGCGCGTGTACTGCCGGAGAGAGCCATGAGCCGACCCGATCCGCGCAAGAGCCGCGGCTTCCGCAACCGCAATCCCGGCAACATCGAGCACAGCCCGGCGAACAAATGGCTCGGGCTCGATGATCCACCGAGCGATGGCCGGTTCTGCCGCTTCGTCTCGCACGAGCACGGCATCCGCGCGCTGGCGGTGCTGCTGCAGGCCTACCAGGACCGGCACGGACTCCGCACGGTGCGCGCGATCATCGGCCGCTACGCGCCGGGCCATGAGAACCCGACGGACGCCTACGTCACCGCGGTGGCGCGCCGGATGGGGGTGGGGCGCGACGCGGTGATCGACGTGCACGACCCGGCGACCATGCGGGCGCTGGTCGAGGCGATCATCAGCGTCGAGCTCGGCGGCCAGCCCTATGACGACGCCACCCTCACCGAGGGGCTACGCATGGCCGGGCTGGTGCAGCCGGGCCTCGCGCACAGCGGCACGGCGAAGGCGGCGGCTGGCACAGCGGCTGCCGCGCTCGGCACCACGGCGGTGCTCGAGGCCGCGGCGGCCATCGCGCCGCACGCGGAGGGTATCGCCGCCATCCTGCGCGCGCTCGGCCCCTGGACCGTGGCGTGCGCGGTCGCTGCCGTCGCTGCCTGGTTCCTCTGGCAGCGCTGGCGCCGGCAACGGCGGATCGCCCTGTGATCTGGGCGCTGCTCGGCCGGTTCTGGCGTGAGTTCTCGGCGCTCGCGGCGGCCGTCGCCGCCGTGGGCACGATCTACCTGAAGGGCCGGCGTGACGCCGCGCGCGACGCCGAACGTGCTGCGCTGAGGCGCGAGGCGGAAGCCAGGGAGAAGGCCGATGCGGAAGCGGCTCGCTATCGCGGCGACGGTGCTGCTCGCCGGCTGCGCGACGGCCGGTTCTGACGGGCCCATCTGCCCCGCGCTCGTGCCGTACTCCCCGGCGATGCAGCAGCGTGCCGCCGACGAGCTTGCCGCACTGCCCCCTGACTCTGTGCTCGCGCGCATGATCGAGGACTACGGCGAGTTGCGCGCACGCATCCGCGGAACATGCGGGACATGACCGAGACCAACATCGCGCTGCTCAGCCGGCTGGTTGAGAGCAGCCCGGTCATCGTCCTGGTCTGCTTCTTCTTCATCGGCCTGCTGCTGCGCTGGCACTACCGCATGGAGGAGCGGCTCACGCAGAAGGACGCGCAGATCATCGCCCTGCAGCGCGAGACCCTGCAGGCCATGCACGACGTCCGTGACGCAGTGCGGGATCTCTCCAGCGCGCTGCGCGGTCCTCGCTGATGCGGCTCGCTGCCGCGGTCGCGGGCAGCCTGGCCACGATCCTCGCGGCAGAGGTCCGCGCGGGCGAGCGTGCCGTCACGCGCGGTGTGCGCAGTGAGACCGATCGGCTGAAACGCGAGCTGCGCGAACAGGTGGTCTCCGCCTTCGGTACTCGCGGCCGCGGCATCGCCAATGCCTGGCGCTCGCGCGTGTTCCCCGAGACCGGCGAGAGCCTGAACGCGGCCGGCCTGGTCTGGAGCAAGGTGCCCACCATCATCCATATCATCCATGCCTTCGAGCACGGCGCGCTGATCCGTGCCCGTGGCGGCCGGTTCTTGGCGATCCCGACCGGCTTCAACGCCGTGGGTGGTCGGCGGGGCCGAGCCAGTGGTGGCCTGCGCGTCACGCCGCAGCAGATGGTGGCGAGCCGGCAGGCCTTCCTGCTTCCGTTCCGCTCCCGCCGGGGCTTCGTCTGGTGCCTGCCGGTCCGGCGTGGCGAGCGTATTGGCCGCCGCCGCGCACCGCTGATCGCCGGCGGGCTCGCTGCGGTCGCCACCGCCCGGCGCCGTGGCGCTGCCGCGTGGCAGGCCGAGCTGCTGCGCCAGGGCTTCGTACCGATGTTCCTGCTCGTGCCCCAGGTGCAGCTCACCAGGCGGCTCGACGTGCGCGGTGCCGCCGAGCGGGCGCTCGCGCGCCTGCCGGCGGCGATCGTGCGGGAGTGGGAGGTGATCGCGCCATGACGGACCGGTTCTCGCCGCGTGTCTGCCTCGCGGTTCTCGCTGGCGGCGTTGCGCTGAGCTGGCTCGTCGCCTTCGTCGCCCTCGCGGTGTTCCACGAGCTCGGACGCTGGGCTGCCGAGGTGCTTGGATGGCTGTGAGCAGCCGCGAGGCGGCGGTCGCCGCGCTGCACGCCGCCATCTCGACCGCACTCGCGTCGCGGTCGCCTGCACCGCAGGTGCTGCGGGGCGAGACCGTGCCGCAGCGCATCGCCCCCGGCGGGCTGGTGATGATCCAGGACGGCGAGACGGTCGAGGAGACCGCGATCCTCTCACCGCTGCGCTGGCAGGTGCGTCACGTCGCCGAGATCGTGGTCGCAGCGCCTGGAGCATCGCCCGAGGCGCGCGCCGCATTGCTCGACGCGCTGCTCGTGGACGTCGCCGATGCGATCGCCGCGGATCGCACGCTCGGCGGCGCGGTCGAGTGGGCGCAGCCCGAGAGCCCCTCCTTCGATGACCTCGAGTTCGAAGGGGCCGCTGCCGTGCGCGCTGCCTCCATCCCCGTCTCGCTCTGGTTCACCACCGGCGAGACGCCGCTCTCCTGACCATCGGAGGTTCCTATGCCGCGTGCCATCGGCGCGAACAGCAAGCTGCACATGGCCGTCGAGGCGGCGTACGGCGCGCCGCCCTCCGGCGACTGGCGGCTCATGCCGTTCGTCTCCTGCGACCTCGGCGCCGAGCAGCCCTTTATCGATGCCGACGTGATCGGCCTCGCCCCCAACCGCGACGTCGCCCCGCCGTTCCGCGACATCGTCACCGTGCAGGGCCAGGCCGTGGTGCCCGTGGACCTCGAGTTCATCGGCGACTGGCTGCGGTTGCTCCTTGGGCCGCCCACGACGACTGGCGTCACTCCTGATTTCCTGCACGTGTTCGGCAGTGGCGTGGCATCGCTGCCCTCCAACAGCATCGAACTCGCCTATCCGGACGTGCCGAACTTCGACGTGATCGCCGGCGTGCGCGCGGACACCTTCGAGATCGACTTCTCCCCCTCCGGTGCCGCCACCGCGACCTTCGGCCTGATCGGCCAGGGCTCGACACGCTCTGGCTCCTCGTCGGCAGGTACACCCACCACGCGTGCCTACACCGCGTTCAACAAGGCGCAGGGTGCGATCAAGCGCAACGGTGCGGCACTGGCGCAGATCACCGGCGGTTCGCTCACCTTCGCCAACGGCATCGAGGTCGTGCGCACGATCCGAAACGACCTCAGGATCGAGGGTGCCGATCCCGGCCTCGCGCGCGCCACCGGCCAGGTCACCAACCGCTTCGCCGACACGCTGCTGCTCGACGACGCCACCGGCACTGCCGCGATCGAGCTCGAGTTCGAGTACCGCATCAGCGACACGCGCCGGCTTACCGTCACCCTGCACGAGGCCTATCTCTCGCTCGCCAAGACGCCGATCCAGGGACCGGTAGGAGTGCAGGCGACCTTCGACCTCCGCGCCGCCTACAATGCCACCGCCGGGCGCATGATGACGGTCACGCTGAGGAACGGCGTCGAGAGCTACGGGTGACGATCATTCGGTTCGGCGGATCGTCCGTTGTGGACGCTCCTTCCGCCACGCGGCGAAGGCCTCACGGATGCGGGCCATCAGCTTGGGCGGCAGCGCGCCATAGACGACCGAGCTGCTCCCCGGTGTGACGGGACGCAGGTCCGGCCCCGGCCACGCGAACACATTGAATTCAGAGACGACGACCCAACAGGCCTCCTCCTGCAACCCGAGCCGGGCTCGTGTCGCTGGCGGGATTTCGACCGCCGCGCGTGGATCATCCGGCGCGGAGGAGGTGATCGGAATGACCGCAACCTCGTGGTGATCATCGGCGACGCGCACCAGCGCCACGACGGCCGCGGGCCGATCCTTCGAGGCCTCCTCGCGGCCGGACTCCTGCTCGTGACTCCAGAGGTAGGCGTAACGGATGACGTCGCCGACGGCCGGCAGTGCCAACCTAGCGGATCTCGTCGTCAAACCGCTTGCTCCCCCTGGGCGGCCTTGCAGTGAGGATCGCGTCGACCAGTTCCTGTGGGGCGTCCTCGGTCCGGTAGACCTGCCGGTCGCGCCGCTTCAGCCGCTCGTACTCCTCGACCGAGATCATCACGACACGTGGCCGGCCATTGCGGGTGACCGCCACAGGCTGGGTCAGGGCCTTGTCCTGATAGAGGCCGAAGTTCCGCTGCGCCTCGGCCGCCGGGACCTTGAGCATGGGCTCGGGCATCGGTGGGTATCCTTGGTTTCCGCAAGATACATAACCCATGGAGGGCCGACTTTCCATGCTCACCCTCGACCTTCCCTGCGAGCCGGTCTGGCTTGACCTGCCTTCGGGCGTGCGGCTGCGCGTGCGGCCGATCGATCGGATCGTGCGGGCGGCGGCCGAGGGCGCGGCGCTCGACAAGGCCAAGCAGGCGCTGGCAGAGGCAGGCGCGCCGGAGGACTCGCCGGCGTTCAAGACGCTGTACCTGCTTATCCTCTCCCGACTCCTTGCGCGCCACGCGGTGCTGGCGTGGGAGGGCGTGGGCGACCCAGACGGTGCGCCGCTCGCGGTCACGCCGGAAGCCCTCGATGCGCTGCTGGACCGCGACGACATGCTCCTCGCCTTCTGGGACCGCGTCGTGAACCGGTCCGACCCGGTGGACACGGAGGGAAACGGCTGAAGGCTCGCGCCGCCTGGCACTGCGGCGGCGGGCCTGAATACTGCCGCGGCTGTGACGCGACCGGGCGCGACTGCTTCACGCGTTGTCCCTACGCGCAGCATGCGCCCACGACGATCGAGGGCGCTTCGTGCTGGCAGGCGGCGATGCTCTGCCTCGTCTCTGGCTTCGCTGGCCCTCATCTCGACGTCCCCGCCGCGCTGCGCATCGCCGAGAGCCTCGGCGCGGACACGCGGGTCGCCGTGACCCTGCTCGGGATGATCCGCGAGGGCATGGACGAGGGCTTCGCGACGATGCGGAAGGGAACCCCGCATGACTGACGCGGTGCGGCGTCTGTCGATCCGGCTGTCGCTGGTGGACGGCGGGATCGTCGAGCGGCAGCTGCGCGACGTCGGGCGCGCGGGCGACGAGTCCCTGGGCCGGATCCGCGACAGCGCCCAGGGTGCCTCGCGCGCGCTCGACCTGCTGGACTTCGCCCGCCGTGCTGCGGGGGCGCTCGCGCTCGGCCAGGCGGTGCGCTCGCTGGTCTCGGCCGGCGACGCCTATACCGCCTCGCTCGGGCGGCTCACGCAGGCCACGGGCAGCATCGAGCGCGCCCGCGACCTCTACGAGACGCTCTACCGCAACGCCTTGCAGACCGGCGTGGCGGTCACCGAGAGCGTGGACGCGTTCCAGCGCTTCGCGATCGCGGCGCGGGCGATCGGCGCAACCAGCGACCAGGTGGCGCAGCTCGTCGGCGGGTTGCAGCGCGCGGCGATCGTCGGCGGGTCCTCGGCGCAGGAGATCGGCAGTGCGACCTTGCAGCTCGCGCAGGCGCTGGCCTCGGGCCGGCTGCAGGGCGACGAACTGCGCGCGGTGCTGGAGGCGATGCCGCTGCTCGCGGAGGCGCTGGCGGCGGAGCTCGGCGTCTCGGTCGGGCAGCTGCGCGAGCTGGGATCGGAAGGCCAGCTCACCGCCGAGCGCATCTTCCCCGCACTCCTGCGCGCGAGCGAGCGGCTCAATGCGGAGTTCGAGCGCGCGCCGCTGACGCTCGGCCGGGCGTTCGGCCAGCTCGAGGCGGCAGCGGGGAACTTCCTCGCCCAGCTCGACCAGGCGGTCGGGCTGACCTCGGCGCTGGCGCGGGGCATCTCGGGCGCGGCGCAGGCGCTCGACCGGGTGCGCGGCGGGGTCGGGCTGCTCTCGCCGTCCGAGGTGCTGGAGGACCGGCGGCGCCAGGCGCAGGCGCTGGCGGGCGAGATCGCGCGGCTGGAGGCGGGCGAGTTCCTTCCCCCGGCGCGGCGCGGCACGATCCAGCGTGGCGCAGTGGCGACCGCGATGGGCCAGACGGGCGTGGGGCCGCAGCAGCGCCTCGCCGAGCTGCGCCAGCAGTACATCGGCCTGCTCGCGGAGATCGAGCTGGCCGAGCGCGACGCGGCGCTCCGGGGGATCGAGGAGCGCGAGCGCGCCGAGGAACGCGCTTTGCAGTCCCGGCGCGAGCGGGCCGCGCGCGAGATCGCCGAGCTGGCGCAGGACGTCGACCGGCGCGCACGCATCGAGCAGCAGTATGGCGAGCGCGTGCGCACCCTCAACGAGGCGCTCAGTGCCGGTGCGATCGACGCGGCCGAGCGCGACCGGCTGGCGGCGTTGGCGGTGCGTGAGCGGGACGCGGCCCTGGCGCGCCTCGAGCCGCGCGAGCGGGCGGTGACGCGGGCGGTGCGGGAGAACACCGAGGCCGAGCGCGAACGCCAGGCGGTCACGCGCGAGGTCGAGCGACTGATCCGCAGCACCGAGACCGCCTACGAGGCGTACCAGCGCCGGCTGGAGGAGCTCGGCCGGCTGGCGGAACGCGCCGAGCGCAGCGGCCTGCCGGAAGGGGTGACGCAGGAGCAGTTCAACACAGCGATCCAGCGCGAGGCCGAGGCGGCGCTCAAGGCGCTGAGCGAAGCAGAGGACCGCACCAGGGACGCGCGCGAGGCCGCGCGCGAGCTCGGCTTCGCGTTCAGCAGCGCGTTCGAGGACGCGATCGTGCGCGGCGAGCGGCTCTCGGGCGTGCTGCAAGGCCTCGCCCAGGACGTCGCGCGCATCATCGCCCGGCGGACCATCACCGAGCCGCTCGGCGGCGCGCTCAGCAGCCTGATCGGCAGCGTGTTCGAGGGGTTCTCCTTCAGCAGCCTGTTCTCCGGCATCGGTGGATTGTTCCGCGCCGAGGGCGGGCCGGTGGTGGCGGGGCGGCCCTACATCGTCGGCGAGCGCGGGCCGGAATGGTTCGTGCCGCGGCAGAGCGGTGTGGTGCTGCCGAACGGCACGGCACCGGGTGGGGTGGTGATCAACACCTCGGTCGCGATCGATGCGCGCGGTGCGGACGCTGGCGTCGAGGCGCGGCTGCGCCTGATGGCCGGGCAGATCGCGCGCCAGGCCTCGGCGCTCACCCTGGACGCGATCCGCCGCGGCGGCGCTGCCTACGACACGGTTCGCGCATGACCGAGTACACCTGGCCGGAGCTGCTGCGCCCCTCGCGGCTGGTGTTCTACCTCCAGCACAACACGCTGCGCTTCGTCTCGCCGCTCACGCGCACGACCCAGGCGCTGCGGCGCGAGGGCGCGCGCTGGGTGGCGGAGGCGACCTTCGACCCGCTCGACCGCGTGCGCGCGGGCGTGCTGGAAGGGCTGCTCGCCGCGCTCGCCGGCTCGGTCAACACGGTGCGGATCTGGGACTGGCGCCGCGAGTTCCGCAGCGGCGATCCGCGCATCCAGGGCGACGTGCCGCCCGGCCCGTACAGCTTCGACGACCAGACGCTGTTCACCGACGGCACCGGGCTGATCGTCGGTTCGGGCAATCCATCGCTCGCTGTCGGCGCGCTGCGCGGCGCGCTCACGATCGAGACCGAGGGCTGGTATCCGGACGCGGTCGCGCTCGCCGCCGGCGATCATCTCGGCCTGGCGGGGCGGCTCTACATGGCGACCGAGACGGCCGTGGCGTCCGGCACCGGCACGGCGACGATCCCGCTCGCGCCGCCGCTGCGCGCGGACCTGCCTGCGGACACCGCGCTCGTGCTGACGCGACCCACGGTGCCGATGCGGCTGGTCTCCGACGACGAGGCCGCGAACCCGACGCGGCCCGGCCGCTTCACCGCGATCACCATCCGTCTCGAGGAGGCGCTGCCGTGACTCGTCTCTCACCGCAGACGGCCGCGTCTGCGGCAGCACCCGAGGCCGCGCCCGTCATCCTGTGCGAGCTGGACTTCACCTCCGGTCCGTTCCGCGTCTGGTCCGGCCTTGGCCCCCTCAGCTGGGCCGGCATGAGCTTCGACGGCGTGGGCACGCTGGGCGCGGTGAGCGAGATCGAGGAGACGGCGGAGCTGCGCGCGGTGCGCGTCACGCTGGTGCTCTCGCCGGTGCCACAGGACGTCGTCGACATCGCGCTCGCCGAGCAGGGCTACCGGCTGCGCCCGGCGCGGCTCTGGGGCGCGCTGCTCGACGCGCACGGTGCCCTGGCCGCGGAGCCGTTCCCGCTCTGGGCGGGCCTGATGGACACCATCGAGGTGGTGGACGGCGCCGAGCCGCGCGTCTCGCTCGCCTGCGAGAGCCGGCTGGTGGATCTCGAGCGCGCCGAGGTGCGCCGCTACACCGATGCCGACCACCAGGCCGAGTTCCCGGGCGACCGCTTCTTCGAGTTCGTCCCCGCCCTGCAGGAGGCGGAGATCCGTCTCCCCAGCACGTGATGCGTCATCCCTGCTGGGCGACGCGGCTGGCGGCGCTGCTGTCGGGTTCGGAGGCGCGTCCGTTCGATCCGCCGCGCTGGACCTGCGCGGCCTTTGCGCTCGCCGCGGTCGAGGCGGTGACGGGCGCGCGGCCGTCGTTCCGTGTGTTGCCGGTGCTGGAAGCGTCTGCCGACAGCGCCGGCTTCCCGCGCATCGCGCCGCTGTTCGCGCGCGCGGGCGATATCGCCCTGGCGGGCGAGCCCGCGCGTCTCGGCGTCGTGGTCGATGCCGGGCGCGTCGCCTTCGTCGGCCCGCGCGGCCTGGTGCGCGAGCCGATCACCACCTGCGCGATTGCCTGGAGAATCGGATAGTGCCCGCGGCCGTGCCGATCATCGCCGTGGTGGCGGCCGGCGCCGTCTCGGCCGCGGTGGGCGGCGGCATCATCGGCGCGCTCGCCGCTGCCGGCACCGCGATCGTGGTCAGCGCGATCGGCCGCTCGGTGCTGCCGGCGCCGAAGCCGAAGCTGGCCGCGCTCAACTTCTCGGCCCCCGGTGCCGGGCGCACCCAGTCGCTGCGCCAGCCGATCACCGAGCACCGCATCGTGCTCGGCCGCGCCAAGGTCTCCGGACCCATCGTGTTCCTGCACTCCGCCACCGACGACGAGGGCCGCGCGTTCGGCTTCTTCCACATGGTCGTGGTGCTGGCCGCGCACCGGGTGCGCGCGATCGGCACCGCGTATCTCGGCGACAAGCCCGAGACCGACGCGAGCTTCGCCGGGCTGGTGCGGATCGACCGGCATCTCGGCGATCCGGACCAGGCAGCGGATGCGAACCTGCTCGCCGAGATCCCGGGCAAATGGACCGCAGATCATCGCGGCCGCGGGCGCGCCTATCTCGCGGTGCGGCTGAAGCTGAAGAACGCTGCCTTCCCGTCCGGCCCGCCCAACGTCAGCGCGATCGTCGACGGTGCGGACACCATCCTCGATCCACGGACCGGCGCCACGGGTTGGACGGACAACGCCGCGCTCTGCCTCGCCTGGTACCTGACCGCTCCGTTCGGGTGGAAGGCTTCGTGGCACGACATCGACCTGCCATCGCTGATCGCCGCGGCGAACGTCTGCGACGAGCTGGTCGGCACGCGCGCGGGCGTGCATGAGCGGCGCTACACCGTGAACGGCACGCTCTCGCTCGCCGAGGGCAAGATCGAGATCACCCGCAAGCTGGTCGCGGCGATGGCCGGCGTCCTGGTGGTCTCGGGCGGACGGTTCTTCATCCATGCCGGCGCGCCCGCGCTGCCCGCGGCCACGCTGCATGGGGACGATTTGCGCGGCGACGTCACGATCGCCAGCGCGCGGCCGCGGCGGGATCTCTTCAACGGCGTGCGCGCGGTCCATGTCGATCCGGCGAAGAACTGGCAGCCCACGGACGCGCCGCCGCTGCTGGCGTCCAACTACGTCGCGGAGGACGGCGGCGAGGCGATCTACCGCGACCTCGAGTTCCCGCTCACCACCTCGGTCAGCACCGTGCAGCGGCTGATGAAGATCGAGCTCGAGCGCAACCGCCGCCAGCGCTCGGTGGCGTTCCCGGCGAAGCTCTCGGCGCTGCGCCTGCGCCTCTGGGACGGCGTGACGGTGGCGCTCGACCGGATGCCGTCGTTTCCCGCCCGCGTGACCGGCTGGTCGCTCGCGCCCGAGGGCGGGGTGGACCTGGCGCTCGCCGAGGAGGATCCGTCCGTCTGGGACTGGAATGCCAGCACGGACGAGCGGGAGGCCGGCGACAGCCCGAGCGTCGTGCTGCCGAACCCGGGCGTGATCGCGGCGCCGGCGTCCATCATCGTCGCAACGCCGCAGGGCGTGGCATTCGCCGCGCTCGGCGTCTCCTGGGCAGCCGTCGGCTCGGCGTATCTCGCGGGCTACGAACTCGAGACGCAGCCGCAGGGCAACGTGCTCTGGCAGGGTTTTGCGTCCGGGCTGACCGCCACGAGCGCGACCGTGCCGACGAGCGTGCCGACCGCGTTCCGCGTGCGGGCGCGCTCGACCAGCGGTGCGGTCTCCGCCTGGCGCACGGCCGGGACCCCGGCGCTCGTCGCGTCGCCGTCTGCGGATGGGATTGCGGGCGGCATCCGCATCGACGGTGGCTTCCCGGCCGATGCTGTGAAGCTCCAGGTGTTCGAGGCGGCGGCCGCCGACCTCGCCGCGGCAACGAAGCTGCCGGACGAGCCGACCGCGCTGCCCTTCGATCGCACCGGCCTCGGGACCGGCGACGAGCGCTGGTACTGGCTCCGCTCGGTCTCCGCCGAGGGCAACGTCTCGGGCTTCGCCGGCCCGATCACTGCAACAGCTCTCTGAGGAGACGCCATGCCCGCGCGCATCGACGACATCCTCGTGCTCGACCAGCACATCTCCAAGACCGAACTCGGAAAATACCTGCGCGACCGCGAGCACCCCACGCCTTCAGACTTCGGCGGCATCGGCGACGGCGTGGCCGACGACACCGCCGCCGTGCAGGCCTGCTTCGACCGCGCCGCCGCAGATGGCAAGATCGCCCTGATCCCCAAGGGCATCTGGAACGTCGCGTCTGGGGTGGGGCTCGGTGGCGCCGCGCGCGGGCTGATCATGCACGGCGCGCTGCGCTACACCGGCGCCGCGCCGGCCACCGTGCTCACGCTCGGCGATGGCGGGGCGACGCGCAACGGCGAGAAGCTCTGGACCGGGCTCGACGTGATCCGTGCCGTCCAGTCCGACTGGTCCTCCGAGGCCGATATCGGCATCCTGCTGCGCAACTTCGACGCCTCCTGGATCGAGGTGCGGCGGGCGCAGGGCTTCACCATCGGCGTGCGCTCCCTCGGCGACGGGCGCGGCTGCGAGGACAGCACGCTGCATCTCGGCCGCCTGGTGGACAACCACATCGGCCTCGATATCCGCTGTGCCACCGACACCGCCTGGAACAACGCGATCCGCTACCTCGGCGGGCATTTCGCAGTCTCCTCGGGCGTGAACACGGCGAGCGACCGCTTCGGCGTGCGGCTCTCCGCCGAGCCCGGCGCCTACATCAACCACAACCACCACGTCTTCGAGGGACCGAACTTCGAGCTCGCCCAGAGCGGGGCCAACGTCGCGATCCCGTTCCTGAACGAGACCTCCGGTTCGGCCGTGATCGCCCGCAGCGTGCGCATGGAGGCCTGCTCGCCGCTGGTCGCCCGGCACACCGCCGGCGCGACCGAGTGCCTCTACGACGTCGCCTGGGCGAGCCAGGGCTACGGCGTCGGCATCGACTACGCCGCGACGGCGACGCGGGCGGGCAACGCGGTGGTGACGCGCTACCGCGCCGCCGCGACGCGCCACGTCCGGCTGCTCGCCGCGGTGCCGAGCCTGCGCAGCGCCGCGTACCGTGAGAGTGCGACCGATATCGGCGTCGAAGGCCTCGCGGTGGTCTCGACCGGCACCACCGCGGCCACGACCCTGGCGGGCGTCTCCTTCGCCGGGCTCAGCGGCCTCACGCCGACCGCGAGCGGGCTGCTGCTCAATGCCAACCGCGGCCTCGTCTTCGTCGTCGATGCCTCCCAGGCCAGGGAGTTCGCCCTCGCGCACTGGCTGGTCGGTGGTGCCGATGGCGGGCGGCTGTTCGTCCGCTGCTTCGATGCCGCCAACACCCTGCTCACCGACGCGAGCGCCAACGTGCTCGCCTCCGGCGCGACCATGAGCTGGAACGCGGCAGCGAAGGCGTGGATCGCCAGTGCCGGCATGGCGGATGCCTCGCTCAACCGGCGCCAGTCGGTGCGCGTGATCGGTGCGGCGATCGCGTTCGCCCAGATCGGCATCGTCGGCTTCGACGGACAGATCGAGCTCGAGACGCTGCGCCTCTACGGCCTGCCGGAGGCCGCGCCCGCCGTGCTCGCAGGGCCCACGCACGGCTGGGGGCGCCGCGAGATCCCGTTCTCCGCCGCCTATGATCCACCCAGCCTCGCCGCCGGGGCATCGCACCAGACCAATATCGCCGTTGCTGGCGCGGTGCCTGGTGACGCCGTGCAGGTCGGCTTCTCTGTCGCCAGCACCGCCGTCGTCTTCCTCGGCACCATCGGCGCCTCAGACACCGTCACCGCCGTCGCCTGGAACCGCAGCGGCGCCACCGTCGATCTCGGTGCCGGCACGCTGTTCGGACAGGTGGTCAAGCCAAGGCTCGTCTGA